TTACAGCATACTCTGACATGGGATAGTTTATTTCATATGGTAGATACTGCAATACTTGATTTCAAGGGCATGAACCCTGTGGAGTATGGTAGTATTATGAATGAGAGTTGGTTGTTGGAGATTGAACGTAACAAGAAGAAGTTTAAGATGGAGACACTTAGAGGCAATGGTTGGTCTATCGAAGTACCAAGGAGGATTAAGGAATGAACTCAGCGATCACTGGCAAGACGTATCACATATACTATGAGGATAAGTGTTTGTTTAAGAACCTGAGTGAAGAAGACTTTGACTTTATATGGGATAAGATTTATCTGTCGTATCACACTGACAGTTTATCCTTTGCCACCTGTATTGGCGATGATTGTGTAATGGAGGATCAGAGCTTTTAGTGACACACACCCTAGATTACTTAGAACAGTTTACGAGTGATTGGATTGATTGGTTACAGTTACCTGATGAAATGAACACAGGGGATTATAACGGCCCTCGGTGTCCCTTTAGTAAGAAGGCAAAGGATGATGGACGTATGAAGTTGGTCAAGGTATTTGACTATTTCAGCGCGTATGACTTCTGGGAGGTTGTATCGAGAGAGTGCGATAAGTTTGATGGTAGTAAGGATATAGTGATAGTGGCTGCGAAGTCTGATGCAAATAAGATAAATCCAGATCAAATGTCTGGCGGCGTCGATGGACTCAACACGTTTCTAAATCAACAAGGAAGAGATTTATGGCTCCTAACTAAGATAGATGAGATGTTTACCATTGTCATGATACAAAAAATCACCGCGTTGGACGATACGTCCAAACAATTAGAGGCGAAGGGATATTACATAGGAAGGTATACTGATACCATGATGGAGAAGGTAGTACTCGGAAGAAAGAAGTATAGGGAGAAATTAAGTGATAGAACCTAAAGCGGTAGACCTACCTAACTTCGGTATACTTGAGTGTGATCTAGATAAAGAGATGATTGACTATCTTTGGAATTTAGTTCATTCATATTCGCCAAACGTAAAGTGGGATGGAAGGCGCCTCATCGAATTTGAGAATACAGATCAGAAACAGTTTCTATTAAATGATGATGACAAGTTATTTGAAAACGAAGTATTGAGGCCCTGTGTTCAATCATACTTTGCAAACTATGGTTGCCCATTCAAACATAAGACAACACATCTACATGAATTGGCATTTAGTCGTTTCTGGTGTCGTGCATCAACTGATGGAGATTATCAAAGTATTCATGACCACCAAGGTATCTTTACTTTTGTAGTCTGGTTAAGTATTCCTTTTGAAGGTGCAGACGAAAGAACAGTACAGGCTGGGTTTCGCCCAGAGGCAAGTGACTTTGTGTTAGTTTATCCTGATACATGTGGTCAATTACAAAAGAGAAACTTTGTACTCGGAAAAGGTGCAGAAGGCAAAATGTTGTTCTTTCCAAGTGACATGAATCATATTGTATACCCACACTATACAACTCCAGAATATCGTATCTCACTCGCTGGGGATGTTGCTCTGTGTAGTATGTCGGCTGGTCAAGTTTTAAACCCAGTATCAGGTAAAGGTAAAATATCAGGTGGACTACCAAAAGAACCTTAAAAACAAAAATGTATAGATAAGTTTATAATGAACATTACTAAAGAAACAATGCAAATAGAGCTCGATGTAAAGGAGCTAGAATACATCTATGAATCTCTCTCTTTTAGATTAGAGCACGACAATCATTTAATGTATCATCCAGACATCCGTAAGGACTTAGAGGATATGATGGCGACTTGGGAAGATGAGTACTTATAACGTATACATTGGCGATTACCTAATCATGGAGAATGTGCCTGCTCAAGATGTAAAGGGCAAGATGGATCATGTAAGAGATTTTTTCAATCACTATCCCGATGATGAAAGTCGTAAAGAAGATATCAGGATAGTTAAAAATGGAGACTAAAAAAGTTGAGTTACCTAACTACGGTATTCTAGACGTTACGTTAGATAAGAATCATTTAGATCATTTACATCATCTGGTAGAAAAATACGAACCTGATAATGCAAAGCAACAGTGGATGCTGATTGATGATGATAACAGATTTCAGAAAGAAGTTTTAAATATAATTGTCAACGATTATATCAAAGAGTTTGGTTATCCAGAAAAACTCAAGTCCACACATATTCACGATCTTACGTTTCAGAAGTTCTGGGCAAATTATACTGGAATAGGAGAATATCAAGCATTACATAATCATGATGCAATTTGGTCATTTGTAATCTGGTTAAAGATACCCTCTGTTGCGAATCAAGAACAGAAAGTGCCTGATACAATGCATCCAGAGGCAGGGGATTTTATTCTAACCTATACTGATATCGTAGGTAGAATGAGAAAAGTAAATTGGAAGTTAGAGAAACAATATAATGAAGGGCACATGTTAGTGTTTCCAAGTGACCTGTATCATGCGGTTTACCCCCACTTCCTAACAACTGAAAAAAGATTATCGGTATCGGGTGACATCGTACTGAACAGTATGGTTTTGAAAGGAATTAATAATCAAGGAATGTTGTTAGGCCCCTGTAATAGTCAGGAGTTTCTCAAAAAAGACTCAGGAAAAGCACATATATAATATAACACTATGGACAAATGTGATTTGTCGTGGTATACTTAATAATGTAATTACAACATGTTATGGCAAAAGGATTTACAGTAAAGGCAAATGCCCCCAAAACTAAGAAAGTCGAAGATGACTTTAACTTAGAACAGGCAAAGGCATTAGCCAAAGGTAAAGCAATAGTTTTCTGTCTGCCAGGAAGAGGAGTATCTTATATCTTTTTAAAGAACTTCGTTCAACTATGCTTTGACCTCGTGCAAAATGGATCGAGTATTCAGATCTCACAAGATTATTCATCAATGGTTAACTTTGCAAGATGCAAATGCCTTGGTGCAAACGTATTAAGAGGCCCAGACCAGATACCTTGGGACGGAAAATTAAAATATGACTGGCAGTTATGGATAGACTCAGACATCGTATTCGATACAGAAAAGTTTTATCGTTTAGTATGGATGCAGAAGGACATTGCTGGAGGTTGGTATTGTACAGAAGATGGCAAAACAACATCTGTTGCACATTGGCTAGAAGAAGACGACTTTGCTAAGAATGGTGGAGTGATGAATCACGAAACTATCGAGTCAATCTCTCGTAGACGCAAACCATTTACAGTTGACTACACTGGTTTTGGTTGGTTACTTGTTAAGAACGGTGTATTTGAACATAAAGAGATGAAGTATCCTTGGTTTGCTCCTAAAATGCAAGTCTTTGAGTCAGGAGATGTTCAAGATATGTGTGGAGAAGACGTATCTTTCTGTTTAGACGCTAAAGAAGCGGGAATGGAAATCTGGATTGATCCTAAAATCCGTGTTGGTCATGAGAAAACGAGGATAATATAATGGATGTCAAGTATAAAGTTGTAGAATTAGGCACATCAGGGTGGTGTGTCAATGACCCTAAACAAGATGTAGGTCTTACAAAGGAAGAAGCAGACACTAGATTGCAGTTTTACCTTGAAGAAGGTATTTCTCCTAATAGATTAAGAGCTCAAATAGATAAATAAAAAGAAAAAGGTTAAAGATGGCAGACTCAAATCCAAAATTAGCACCCCATAACGTCGAAAGTCAGGGATTCGCTAGTGGAAGTTTAGTTGGACAGTATGATGTGAGTGCTCAGGCAAGAAAAAAAGCTGCTGCAAACACAAATGATTCACAATCTCCACTCGCTGCTGGTTAAGAATCCTCTAAAAAACTTTCAAAGACCCCTAAAAGGGTCTTTTTTTGTGTCTAAATAGAATTTGAACAGCATGATAGTCATGAATATGGAAGATTGGGAGAAATCTTACGAAGATTTTTACATAAAACCTAAAAAAGATGAGAGCGCTTACATCAATCCTCGACCAGAGGAAGAGATAGCTGATGATATTTTGCGAGAAGTCGTAGGAGATCATCTAAATGACGATAAAAAGAAGCAACTTCTTGACGAATAATGGCGAAAATAGATGAACGTGACATTTCAAGTCAAGCTTTTAAGGATATAAGTTTGACATTTACCCGACATCCTGTAACGGATGACATCGGAGTGTTCACGAATGAGAATGCCATTAAGAGATCTGTAACAAATCTGATAAGAACAAGGATAGGTGAACGATTTTTTGAGTCTTTATTAGGTAGTGCTGTCGAAGATTCGCTCTTTGAACAGGCAGATCCCGATAATGCTCAGGTTTTAGAAGATGATATCAGACTTTTACTTGAAAACTTTGAACCTAGAATCTCTAGAGTCAGTATTAAAGTTGTTTATCCGTTAGATACTAACGAATTAACAGTGCAAATAGCATATGATATTGTCGGATTATCGATTCCAAGACAAAATATAGAATTTATTCTTCAATCAACTAGGATATAATGTCATTTAACCAGTTTACAAACCTAGATTTCCAAAGTCTTAGGGCACAAATTAAAGATTACCTTCGTGTAAACAGTGATTTCGCTGATTTTGACTTTGAAGGATCAAACTTTTCGACCTTAATTGACCTTTTAGCGTATAACTCTTACATAACTGCTTACAATACCAACATGGCAGTTAACGAGTGCTTCCTCGACAGTGCGACTTTGCGTGAAAACGTAGTATCACTAGCAAGAAATATTGGTTATGTGCCTAGATCAGCTAGATCTGCACAAGCTGTGGTGAATTTTAGTGTAGACTTAGGAACAAATGACACAAAAATAGTAACTTTGAAAGCTGGACAAGTTGCATTAGGTGTTCAACAGGGAAGTAATTACATTTTTTCCATTCCAGACGACTTTGTGGCAACAACTGGTGTTAATAATATTGCAGCTTTTGATAATTTGAGAATTTACGAAGGAATATATCTCCAAAAAACATTTCAAATTGATTATTCTCAACCAAATCAAAGATATGTGCTTCCAAATGCGAATATTGACGCTACTTCTATTCGTGTTACAGTCACTTCTACGACAAATGAGATTTATTCGCTCTATAATAACATTTTACAAGTCGATTCGACCTCTAAATTGTTCCTAATTCAAGAAATTGAAGATGAAAAATATGAAATCTTGTTTGGAGACGGAATTATTGGTAAAAAACCGCCTGCTGGATCAATTGTTACTGTAACATATATTGTTACTAACGGAAAATTAGGAAATGGAGCTAGAAATTTCTCATTTGTTGGTATTTTAAGAGATGATACTGATGCAACTATCACTTCTGGTATGTCTGTATTGACAACATCTCAAAAATCAGAAAATGGAGACAACATTGAAGACATAAGTACGATCAAATACTTGGCACCTCGTATATACTCCTCACAATACCGTGCCGTAACCGCAAATGACTATACAGGTATAATTCCATTCGTATACCCTAACGTTGATTCTGTGACTGCCTACGGTGGAGAGGAACTAGAACCACCTGAGTATGGAAAAGTCTTTATTTCAATCAAACCGAAAGACGGTTCTTTCCTTTCACAGATTACAAAGGATGATATTTCAAGACAACTCAAACAATACTCTATTGCTGGCATCAAACCAGAAATTATTGATCTTAAGTATCTTTATGTTGAAGTTGATACCACAGTTTACTATAATACAAACGCAACGTCAGAGGTATCGGAATTAATTACATCTGTAACTAAGACGTTAACCACATATTCGCAATCATCAGACATTAACTCATTTGGTGGTAGATTCAAGTATAGTAAAGTTATTGGATTGATAGATGATTCTTCTAGAGGCATCACATCTAACATTACTAGAGTGAAAATGAGAAGAGATATACTTCCTGAGTTGAATACTTTTGCAACTTATGAACTTTGCTACGGAAATGGATTTTATGATCAACCAAATGGATATGGCATACGTTCCACAGGATTTACAGTCAGTGGTATTGACGGAACTTTGTATTTGGGTGACATTCCTACTGCTGGGACGACTGTTGGAAAACTAGTATTCTTTAAACTTGTAAATAATCT